CTTGGCGTGATCGATGATAGACAAGACCGCCGTCTTGCTAATCCGCTCCATCGGCACCTCTTGGGGGCTCGTCGGCAGCGTGATCCGCGCGGGGTTGCTTCTGAGATCATCGATCTCAACGAAGTGCTGCAGCATCTGCTTGAAGACGGTCCACTTCTTCATCGAGGTCGCATGCGCGCAGTCGCCGAACGCCTGATCGACCAGATACTTCTTCACCTTCCCGGCCGTCAGTTCGCCGATCCGCACGCCCGCCAGCGGCCGGCCGTCGTACTCAAAGGCTGCGAAGGTGTCCAGTGCCGTGCGCTTGTTGTCCACATGCGCAGCGCCGAGTTCGCCTCGGCGTGCGCGCGCTTCTTCGGCCTTGAGGAAATCAGCCACGGCCTCATCGAAGCGAAGCGTCTCACTGGGGTTAAGGTAGTTGCCCTCGACTGCTGTCTCGGCCTCGACGCTCTTGATGAACGCCTTGGCCTCGCGCTTGCCCGCCGGCGTCTTGGGAAAGTGTTTCTGGTGGCGTTTGCCTGAGCGCGTCTTGGTGCTGACGATGTAGTTGTTCTCGGTCTCACGGATTTTCATCTATTTCCTCCCTGAAAAAAGCTGCAAGGCATCGCGCGGTGCCTTCGGTGGCGAGTTCGTAGACGGCGTTAAGGGCCGGGTATTCGTTTGGATTTAAATGCGGCTGAATTTCTTTAATCTCTAAAATCAAATCCAGCACGTCGCATTCGTCGTTTGTCTTTTCCTTTATAATTTTTTGCAGGGATTGCATGTGATTTACCTCGCTGATTTCTCCTGTTGGCTTGGCTGCGCCCGCGGCGCTAGATGTAATAGTAGTAAATATTTTTTACGCTGCAAACAAAAAAATGACCTCCGCTTTCTAGCGCCGGTGAAAATTTTTGGGGATATCGTGCAAGCAAAATGCAAGTTGGGCTCAAAAACCGCCCGTGCTTTAATGCTAAAATATTGAAATGGTTATGCTTTGTTGCGGCTGACCGCCGTCCTCATAACCTGAAGGTCGCAGGTTCAAATCCTGCCCCCGCAACCAACCTTTTCAATGACTTAGCAGCACTTTGCTAAAAAATCACCCTCTCACCGGACTGCAAAAAACAACACCAAATGCAGTTCAGTGTAGACGCGTGTAAAATCAGAATGCAAGTAAAATGCAAGTTGGGCGTTAGAAAGCGACGGTCACTTTCCAGCCATGCGGTCTGACAATCGCCGGGCGCGGCCGGGCAGCTGGCGCGCCCATTTGCTATCCATCATCTCAGCCGCGGCGTCTGCGAACCGGCGCTCGTTGACGTGGCGGATCATTCGCTTGAATTTTGATAGCCGCGGCGCGCCGAGATTGAACGCCATCTCGACCAGGACCAGCTGCACCTCGTCTGGTAGGTCATCGAAGCCGAACACGATTTGGCGCGCGTCCCCGATCGCGGTTTCCATGTCCTTCTCGAACAGCGCTTCGACGCGCTCCGCGCTCACCGGCTCGTCGGGCTCCATGTCGAACTCCGGCTCGCCCTCCAGGCAGAGGTGACCGATGCCGCATGTCTTGAGTCCGAGCGGATCTAGATACACTTTATACAAGACGCCTTCCTCGACCTCGAGGGATCGGCGTAACTCTTCCATATTCATCGCGAGACGCCCTTGTATTTTTCAAAGGACCGCAGCCCGCCGAGACCGAGCATACCCATCAGCACCGGCATCATCTCTCCGAGCTCGACGCGCGGCAGTTCGACCAGGTATCCGGTCTGAGCCAGCACGAAGACCACAAACGGCTGCACCAGGTATGACCAAGCCATTGCGAAGCCACAGGCCCAACCAATGAACGGGCGCCAGCCGGCGACAAAGACGCTTCGATGCGCGGCTTCTGTTTTGTTGATCTCAAGCTGGCTGAGATCAATCTTCGCCAGGTGCTCGCTCAGTCGCGCCTGGATCTCGCGCTCGGCAGCCGCCTTCTTCTCAGGATCCGCCGGCAGGAACCGGCCGACAATGTCGGTGACGGCCGGAAGCAGCGCCGGCAATAACGCCTGGATCACGATTTCACCTCTTTCGTTTTTTCGACTGCAGCAAGCCACGTTTCACGCTCATCAATCTGCTCGAATTTCTGTAAGAACAGATGCGTGGTTTTTGCGCGCGCGTCACTGACGTGCACGAACGCGGCTTTGCGACGACTGATGGCCACGAGCGCCACAACGTCGCAGTGGTCTGCGCTTAAATACTGCTTCGCCTTGCTGCCTGTGCAGGTGCGCCACGTGAAGCATCGTTTGCGTTTGTCAAGCCCGGCGGTCGATTTGACTTCGACTCGCAGCCATCTATTTTCAAACAGCACAATCAAGTCGTAGCCAGGCCTGTTGACGACAGCGACGGATCCCCCAAGCTGTTCGATGATAGCGGCAGCCAGCAGGTCTCCAATTCGACCCGTTCGAACGCTCATTAAGTCCGTTTGCTTGGCTCGACAGCCAGCACAAAAAAATTCTGATCTGGCGCGCGCGGTGAAATGCAGCGCGCGACGATCGTCACGCGGTCCTGCGCATCGGTGTAGCGTCGCAAAATCTGTGCGATTTTCACGACGCCGATCGGTCGCCCCCAATTCATGCAGAAGCCAGCAGCCGCGAAGATTGCGAAGGCGCGCTGCGCCTCAGCTTCTGAAATAACGTCAGCGTCCGCTACAGAAAGTGCGGCTTCTTCCGTTCGGCAAGCTGCAGCGATAACTATTAAATCACCCACTTGCCAAGACGACGCCGGCGGCGGCGCACAAAAAAAGCCGCCAATGGCGGCCAGTAAAAATATTAGAAATCGTCTCATCGATGCGACCAGCACTTGCGCCACAAGTAGGCGTCGAGCTTGCCGACCAGGCCTGCCATCTTTCGTACAAAATTCAGCCGCCAGATCATCGCTGCTTCCAATCTCGTATTGCAATCCGCAGCCGTAGGATGACGATGACCAGCGTGACGCAGACGATGCCGAACTGCATGCCCTCCTCGACCGCGTGCAACCACCATGGCAGGCTTAGGGCCGGTGCGGCAACGGCGGCGTCGATGGCAAGGCGCTCTTTCATTTGACGGCCACCGGTTTATGCTCGCCGTTGTGCATGCGGGCAAGCGCACCTAATCGTTCTTCGACAACGCAAAGACGCGCTTCGGTTTCTCCGGCCTTGTAGTTGAGATTGGCCAAGCGATCCGGCGACAAAATGACGCTAAAGTTTGAAAGCTGCTTTTCCATTACGCCCCTGCCTTCCTGAAGCGTATCAATCGCGCTCCAAATGTGCTTCATGGTTTTTTGCGCTTCGGCCACGTCAAGCATCACGCGAGCCAACTTAGTCTCAATGACGCGCACCGTCGCAAACCCGCCGCCGACGACGGTTAGCAGTGTCACCAGATCGCGCAGTCCAAACTCCATTATCGCACCCTCATGCTAGACTTCGGCCCGAGCTTCTTGCGATGCCGCAAGTGCGCGGGCTTCGTGCGCCGTTTGATAACGCGACGAATTGGTTTTGTGTTCTCGACTTTTTAGCCATTCGGTTTAGACGGCCACGGGTCTACAGCGCCATCAGCGCCAGCCTGAAATTCATTCCAGCTTGCCACAAAGCCGACAGGATCGTCGGTCGATGGCACATCACGCAGAGCCTGCCGATACGCCGTCATCTCAGCAGACATGGTCTGGTCAGATAGCGCAAGGTAGTCAGTCGCAGCAATGCGGCTGTTGCGTTCGTTGCGAATTGCTTCGAGAGCGCGAGCAGAAGCTCCAGCCGCCCATGCTTCTTCACGAGCGACACATTCGTTGATTTCAGCTTCAGTCAACGGCACTTGTTCGCCGTTGACCATTTTGTGGGTGTAGTCAGAACGGGGCATTTTACTTCTCCTAAGTTAGATAGATACAGCACCAAACAGTGCAATTGTTCCGGTGATAGTCCCAGACGCAGGGTAAATCTTGAAGGCATCCATGTCGTTCGCGCTAGGATGCTCCCAAGTAAACCCTCCAGTTTGCATCAAGACATTCGCAAGTCCAGTAGTCTGAAAGTTGATCCCACCAGAAGTGGTCGAGCCTCCGGTAATTATCATGCTGAACCCGGTATCGTATGTGGACCCGCCTTCTTGTGCCGCATGTATGATGCCGTTTGATCCGTTGGACACGTTGTTGTCTTGGTTTGTCCCGGCACGGTTGATGCCACTCCAGTAGCCTTGATAATTTGTGGAACCGTATGTTGAACCGTTATCTACGCTGCCTTGTACATTTAAGGCAACGGCAGCGGAGGCGCGTACTTGACCAACACACAACATCATTTCGTAGGTTGTTAAGCCGGTAAACTCTACAGCGGACGCTGCGCTAGGGTCTTGCTTAGATATCAGGTTCCACACCAAGGGGAGTGAAGTCAGCGACGAACCATCCATCGCCGGGAGCGCGGTGCCGGTATCGAACATGCGGGGATCAATAAGTGTTTGGGTCATGTCGGCCTCCTTACGCCGGTCGGCTCATGCCGTAGAGATAGAGGGTGCCGTCGAACGTGCCGCTGTCAGGGAAGAACTGGACACCGTTGATCGTGTTTGTCACAGGGTCGCCAGACGTGAGGACAGCACCACCGTTTTGATAAGAGAAGCCGTTCGTTGTGGTGTTGTCGTAGCCCACCGTCTCAATCTTGCAGGACTTCCGCTCCCCCGTCTGCTGGGGGTTGAGCAGCGTCACGCGGAACCACGTCTGCATGGCGTTATCGGTGTCGTTGTTATACGTCACCTTAATATGGTCGCCACCGGCACCACTATCCTGACGCGCGGCAAGGCTGTCATTGAAGCCACTGATGGCGAAGCGGTAATTAGCGGATGCATACGTCGAGCCGTTGTCGTCAGACCACCGCATCTTGGTGTGTTTTCCATCAGCGGAGAAGTCGTCGATTAGGCCCTCGATAATGTAAATGTCGTAGGTACCGTCGATCCCTGACGTAATCTCAGCAGTCGACGCGCCCGAGAATGTACTCGTACTGATAGCCACCAAGCCGCCGCCCGCATCAATCCATTCCGGTGCCGTCAAGCCGCTATTCTGGGCGAGAAGCTGACCCGCCGTACCTTTAGCAAGGCGCACCCAATCACCACTGCTGTTGCAGTACATGATGTCGCCTTCAGCTTGGGAGGTGAGTGCGATCTTGCCGCCGGTCACGCTGTTATCTTGGATGACCGGAGCGGTGCCTTGTTTGTGCAGCACCCAGGAGAAGACTTCGATGCCAGCCGTGACGCTGGTGGTCGTTGTAATCGTCGTACCGCTGACCGTGTAATCGACGCCGGGTTCTTGGAGGACGCCACCAACCGCAAGCAATACGCTGTTGGTGGATGCGTTGCCATCAAGAGTGAAGCTGGTGCCGCCGCCCGTTCCGTGGTTCTTGCACGTGGCGCCTTGGTTGCCAGCGAAGTTGAGGAAGTTGCTCATGTTAAGCCTCCAGCAATCCGTAAGCGACAATGTTGCCGCTGGTGATGTTGCCGGTAGAGAACTGGAACTTCACCGCGTCAACACCCCATGCAGCCGTGTTGTATGTGGCCCCGCCGCGCATACGGCCAGAACCAGCGGTGTTGTGTTTGTATTGTCCGTGCCAATAGAAGGACGGGAAGGCTCCCGTCGTAGCGCCGAGACTACATTGCAGTGTCATTGCCATACCCGCGCCCGTACCTCCGCTCCAAACATCATTAGCCACTTGGATAAAGGCGGTGTTGCTGTAGTTGATGTTGGTTTCCGTCGAGGCGTTGTTCACATGCTGCGAGTGACCGTAGATGTTGGATGAAGAATAGGTCGAGCCGCCATCGTTGCTGAAGTAGGCGTAGAAGTTTGCGCCAGCCGTTGCCGGGTCGATGTCGTAAATCTCAAAAATGATATGGTTGTAGGTGTCCAAGCCCGTGAATACGATATTGGCAGAAGCGGACGCCGTTTGTTTCTGAAGGAATACCCAACGACCATTGTCCGTCAGGCTCAGAAACGTCGAGGAGGGTTTCGTGTTTGCCATTAGAGTTTACCTCGTTCTGCGGCGATCAGCGCCTCTTGATTGGCAAGCCAGCCGCCGTCAGTGCCGAGTACCGCTTCACGCATACGGCGCGGCGTGATCTGGCGTTCGAGGCGCTCGATGACTTCTTGTGGAGTTTCCACGGGCGTGACGTGCTTGACGACTTGGGTGCCGTCCCAAGTGTCGAGTTCAGTGGTATCATCCGCGACATCCACCCATTGAAGACTAGGGTGGACCGGGAACGTGTCGGCACGGACTTCGCAAATGCGGGTGCCTTGGACTAGTGCTTTCATCATGCGATGAACTCCCAAACCAGAACTACGCCAGCAGCGCCAGCGCCAGCGTTGTTGCTGCTGCTTGTGCCGGTGCCACCAGCGCCATAGCCGACACCAGCGGTTCCTGAGCCGTCAATGCGCCCGCCAGTTAGCCCGCCAAAGAATGATCCGCCGCCCCATACGGGAGCGGGGGTGCCTTGTGCAGACAGCCGAGAACCGTCATCACCGTAGATGTTGATGTCGCCGCCAGAGCCGACGCCCCCCTGTGCATCAGAGCCGCCACCGGTTGATCCACCACCCTCCCCGCCAGTAGCAGAGCAAAGAGCGCCGAATGACGAAGTGCCGCCAGTTGATCCGGCAGAGCCGCCAGAAGTTGCACCAGCACCGCCAGCACCGACAGTAACAGTCTCGGTTGCACCAAGTTCAGATGCTAGAAGGACTTCAATTGCCGTGCCGCCACCAGCGCCACCCCCCGCACCAGCAGAGGTGTCTGGCCATTTTCCGCCGCCGCCGCCGCCGCCAGTGACGAACACGATGGCGAAGACAAGGCCAGAGGGTTTCGTCCAAGTGCCACTTGAGGTGAACACTTGAGCGTCAATGGTGTCGAGCGAAGTGACTGCGCCAGCAGCAAGTTTGGCAGCAGTAACCGACAGGTCGGCAAGCTGGGCCGTACCAACAGAACCGTCTGCGGGCTGCGCTGCGGGGATCGTTGTGGTAAACGTGGCCTCAACATTGCTGACGCCAGCGCCAATCGCTGCATCGAACGTGACCGTGGTGCCGCTGACGCTGTAGGTATTGCGGTGCTGCTGGATGCCGTCAAAAGTGATTTCGACGTTGTCCTCGGAACCGGGATCAGCCGACAGCGTCAATTGCGTGGTTGACCCCGCTGTGAAGTCTACACCAGCCGCAAAGTTATCCGTAGTTGGAGTGCGGGTCTGGCGCAGGCCGGGATCAGTGCCGTTGAGGAAACTCATCAGGTGATCTCCAGAATGCTGATGGTGCACTCGATGTTCGTATCAGCTCCTTTGATCTGGATGTAATCACCCGCCTCCAAGACCAGCTTGCCTTGAATGGGCGCCAGCGTGTCGTTAACAGGAATCGAAATGTCGTTAGCGATAATTGCTTCCGAGCCGCCGCCGTTGGTCACTGTTTTAACCGCAAACGTCTTCGCGTCGGATGCGTGAACATTTGCCGCTTGGAAGCCGATAACAATCGCCGTTGTCGATCCCGGCGCGGTGTACGCCGTGACGTAACTAGCTGTAGTGTCTTGGATAACGCGCTGGAAAGTTTCAGCCATTTTTCAATCTCCTAGCTCAAAGCCAATAACAAGCCGACGCTGACGGGGCCGGCCGGCCCTGTGGCGCCGGTCGGTCCGGTCGGCCCAGTTGCTCCCGTGGCGCCGGTAGCGCCAGTAGCGCCGGTCGCTCCTGTGGCGCCGGTCGCCCCCGTAGCGCCGGTGGCGCCGGTTGGAATGCCCAACGTCAGCGCGCCGGTGGTTGCGTTGTAGCTCGCCGTTGCCGACGCGCCTTCGGCCAGGTCTGTGACGCTGATGCTCGTCACCTTGCCGGTAGTGGCTTCGATGCCGTTTCCGTCAGACGTAAATCCCAGCAGCTTATCAGCGCGCGCAGCGGCCGCGTCGGTGAGCTCTGGCGTCGTGATTGAAGTGGTTCGCGACACTTTGAATGCGCGATCTAGCTCCTCTTGCAGGCCCTGTGTGATGAAGGTCAGGCGATCGAGCGCGTCCTCGTGCGAGTTCGCGGGGAACGGATCGTTCTCGACGTAGTCCGTTCCCTGGGTCAGCGTCAGGTTGCGGCGAATGACGACAGTCTCGCCGGTCGCCGGAATGTTGCCGGCCGTGAAGGTCACGTTGCCGCCAGCGTCAACGCCGGCGCCGCTTACGGTGTAGTGCGTCGTCAGCGTTTTTATGGTTTCAACGCCGGCAGATGATCTGATGATCACCTCAAGATCTGATGCAGTGAAAATCTTAAAAGTGTACGCGAAGACAGCCGTGGTATTGTCGCCGCTATAACTGACCTTCGTGGTCGTCGATGAAACGCTCATGTTATCGGCCTATCATTTTCAGTGTTTCTTTGTCTTTTAGAACTTGACCAAGCTCCGGGTTTTGGGAAACGAGCAGCGGGATTGCCGCTTTGTAAAACTCTTCCTCAAGATTTTGGATCTGGTTCTTTTTTTCTTCATCGTTTGAACTGAGATACACCATCGACGAAACGAGCGCCTTGAGCGCTGGTCGGAACTTCATCGCTGTTCCTGTCGCCGCACTTATAATTTCAACCTCGTTTTTAGCGGCGCGCGTCCATTGCGACTGCATGGCCTCGGTCAGCTTGATGCCCTCAAGTTTGTCCTTTGAGAAACTTAGCGGCCCGCCGAGGCGAATGTGTTCACGCATTTCGGTCGTCAACTGGTCAGCCGAGGAGACGCTAAACGGCATCACAAGGTTCCACATAGCGCGCGTCGGGTTGATGTCGAAACGCACGTTGTTGTCTTTTGCAACGCCCATCACATCGTATTGGATCCCGCTGGTCTCATCGTCAGCGCCGCCATAGAGCGGTCGGTCGGAAACGATGCTTGCGTATTCCGCCAAGGCCGAGCGCAGTGAATTTTCGCCAGCCGTTTTCACAACGCCGACAAGGTCGTACCGCGGCTCGTTGTTTACAAACGGCACGATGCTCGGGTTCTTCACGTCCTCAAGCGTGTAATACTCATATTCCTTGCTCGGCTTGCGGCGCACCGGGTCAACAGCGCCCTCAACTGCGCGCACGGCTGACGAATATGGCATCATGCCGCCGATGGGGCTGCGAATAACGTAGCTGGAATTTCCGTATTCAATCGCCTTCGTGATGTCGGCCAAGGCTTTCAGCATCGGCATGTCTTGGACATAATTGAAAGCTGCGCCGACCGCATTCGCCACGAGATCCAAAGACGCCTCTGGATTGTTGCTGCGCCGCATCCGTTCCGCTGTCGTGGCTGCAATACCCAGGATCGCGCCGACAGGCTCGAGGCCGGCATAGCTGATGTAAGTGAGTGGGCCATTTGGGGCGCCGGTCACCGGATCAAAAATTGGCAGATCGCTGCCATCTTGGTCTTGTGGCCAGTTGTCGCCCTTGAAGACGAGAGAGTAGGGTTGCCAGCCGGGCGGCAGCATGCGGCGCTGTTTCTCGTCCTTTGGCATGGCGCCGGTGACGCGCCCGTTCACCGCGAACTGGTGCATCTGGTACATCGCGCCCCAGGTCACCATCATGCGGCCGACGGCTTTCTGCCGCGTCTCTGGGTTGCTGAACACGCCTTTGTGAAACGGGTGCAGGCGCTCAATAACTCGGATTATAGAGTTCGTCGGCGCCTTGACGAACGGCATCAGTAATTTTCCAACAACGGGTATCCGCTGAAACGCGCGAGCAAATTCTCCAACTTTGCCAAGCTCGGTCGTCAGCGTGCTGTAGGAAGCCGCGGCGTCAAGCTGGTCAGCCATACTGCGCGGATCCAGCAGGGTCATGGCGAAGTCGTCAGACGCTTCCTCGAGCGTCTTGCCCATGTTTTTCGCCTTCATGCCGTTGTTCCACGCCTCGGCGTAAAGCTCGCCGCGCATACCGATCACGCGCCAAAAATCATCAGCTGCCATCAGCGCGCGGCCGGGAATGCGGATCGCCTTGCCCAGCCGGTCAACGAACACAGCTAGATTGGGAGACTGCAACGCATCAACGCCCAGGCTTTCTGCGCTAATCGCGCGGAACTGACCGGCCTCAACCTTGTTAAGCGCGCTAGTCGGCATTTCAGTCGAGAACGTGCGCGCGGCGGTCACCCAAGCGTCACGCAAAGCGCTGCTCATGCCGAACATGCGCGCGAAGACCTGGCCCATGTAGACGCCTTCAGCCGCCTCGCGGCCAACGGCTCGCATTGCGCCGCGCTCAAGGGAACCATAGACGCCGGCAGCGAGCTCTTCAGCAAGCTGCCAACCCATGAACATCGGCGTCGCGACAAAATTCTTTATGTGCGTTTTCGTCCAGCCAAGCAGCCCGTTGATGTAGGCCTCGTAAAAGGCTTTTGATCCGCGCTGCCCAACAGCAGCGGCGTACTTGTGTAGCGCCGAGCCGCCGCCAGTGTTGTAGACATCGATCATGCCCTCGGCGATCCGCTCCACCTCACTGACGCCGCCGTCTAAAACGCCCCTGGTCGTTGACGCATCACCGGCGGTGATGTCCAAAATGTCGTCTAATATGCGAGCCCGCATGTCGGCCGATGCGCCGGCGGGAATATTGAACGCCTGCAGCGCGCGCGCGATCTCGGTCTGCGCCGCTTTCGTTTGCATTTGGATGCCGGAATGGATGACCATCTGCCGGCGAAAGCGCACCATCAACTCTTTGTCGATGACGTTGTTGGCTTTGTTAGCCTTGATCTGATTGGCCATGTCCAGCAGGCGCTCGCCGGAACGAACCATGAGCTTGCGCGCTGCCGTCATCTGCGCGGCATTGAGCATGCCGCCCTTGCGCCGCGCGAGGAGCGAGCGCGTGAAGCCAAGCTCATCAGCCAGCAAGCGCTCCGCGTCGTCGAGCGTTTCTGGGTTGGTGATGATGCCGCGCTTGGCGTCGTTGATCGGCGCCTTATGCAACTCGCTGACGTGATCGAACAACGCCATGACATCGTCGCCGGTTTCCAGCCGGTCAAAATTGAAATCAATGCCGCTGTCGCCACCCGAAACAAAACCCTCAACGCGCTCGCGCTCAAGGGCGCGCTGTAGGTCAGCTGCATCAACTTCGCTAGCCGCGCCTGTATCACTAGAACCGGCTCTTAATTCTCCGGTGTTCGGATCCACATAACGCAGATTGGCGCGCGTCTCATCGACCATCTGCCCCATTTCATTGATGGCCTGCTGCGCCTGATCGACGGCGGTTTCGGGGCGCGTGCTGAGAGACTGTTCTGCGCTGAACCCGCCTT